TTTGTGCCTGTATAAATGTTGGGATTTGATTTTGTTGCTGCACCTGATCCTGTATCTAATGAAAGATATTGGGGAGTTTCTCGGCCTGCTGGAATTCTTGGCAAAGGTATAGCTTTAGAAATCTTCTTGGAAGTGGAATAGTTCACTTTTGGCGATATTGCCATAATTTGTTTTTTCCACTCTTCCGCTTGAACTATTACGGATTTTGGAACTTTACGTTTTTTAGACTTTGGAATATAACCGTATATCAACATAATATAATCTCCTAAGATGGAAACTACATTATATGATAATTTTAATACTTTGTCAAGCCTTGTTGCTGGAAAACAACATCTTCTTCATAATCGAGTTCATCAGCAAAATCTTCTTCCAATGATTGATTTATTAACTTCTTAACTTCTCCGTGTTCATCACGGTGTCGCCTCACATCAAAATTATAATCATCATTGTAATTTCTATTTTTACGAAACTTACCTACAAACTTACTCACCTATTTTTCTCCTATTTTCAGAGTTTCAAAAGTTATGCCTCGAATTTTAGTTTCTGGCATATTATGCATATCCATTTCTGACACATAGGTAATATCAGCATCTGGATAACAAATTTTTACAATTTTAAGCAATTGACATATAGTACCATCAGAATCGTCAAATGTAAATATTTCATCAACCATTTTTACATTTGATAGTATTTCTCTACGAGTTTCATAGTTTTGCATAAACCCGCCGAGAGAATACATCATCCACCAATCAGAGTGAACTCCAACAGCTAACCAATCGCCTTTACGCTTACATTTTTTTAGAAAATCTAATTCTCTTTTATCTAAAGGATCAAACTCTCCGGTTACTACTATTATTTTTTCTTTTTTATTCATTAGGGTAAAAGATCAGGAAAAGCCTCTTTTACAAATTTATAATCTAGACCAATTACACCTTGGTTTTTTCGAAAAATTCCCATAACAACTTCAGCTTCACGAGGCTCGATTGATTCGAGTAATTGAATTAATAATTCTTCTTGTTTTCTTTTGGTTAAAACTTCGGCTGTAGGATTTCCTTCCTGAAACATATAAATCTTACGCAACTCTGTTCCTAACTGACAATAAGACATTCCTTGTGGAATTGGTTTTAATGTGTAGTCCTCGGGAATTCCTTGGACTTTCCATTGATAACCTGGATGAAATGTATATTCTAATACTTGAACTAAAGGCTTTGATAAATTTCTTTGTATAACATCCATTCTTTCTTTTTTATTTGATGCTTGTTCAAACTCATCAAATACTTCATAGATATTTTTCATTAGAATTCCTCAATTACATCCATTAGGTTTTTAAGTTTATGTTCAATAAAATAATTTAACAATTTATTTTTTGATGCAGGTTTAACTTCTTCATATGTATTTATGATTTTTTCTTTAATCTCGGCCGGAATAAAAGAAAGGTCAATCAATGTAGCATTGCGAACAAAATTAGCCTTAGTGGTCTCATCTTGTTCCAAATAACTTTCCACCATTAATTTATCCAAAACTTTTTGTGTAATAGGTTTTTGACGTAGGTCACGAACAAAACAGTCTGATGGCGAAAGCACATTGGGAATACCATCACCTTTATCACCCTTAATAATCTTTTCTTTTAGATCCATAATTGGATTAGGAGATACAATATATTTCTTTTGTGATGGATTATACTGTTTAACATTATAATTCTGTTGCAACTGTAGGAAGTCACCATCGCTCGACAAAATCAAAATCTTTTCGTGTGGTGCGTGACGAGGAACTAAAGTACCAATAATGTCATCGGCTTCAGCCCCTTCAACATCCAATACTTTATAAGGGAAGTTTTCTTTTAGTTCTTGTTTGAATTTGGCAAGCATATCAAAAATCATGTGCCAATCCAAATCGGACTTATCACGATTCTTTTTACGGTTGGCTTTATAAAAAGGAAAATATTCTTTACGCCAGTATTTACGGTTATCACAACACAATACCACTTCACCATATTCTGTTTTAAAATTCTTAACATGGTTACGAATGATATTTAATACCATATGACGGATTAAATGTTCATCTAGTTTACCTTTTTGATTGGCAATTTGTGCCATTAATCCGGCAAGTAATACCTGGTTTAAGTCAATGAGAATCATAATATAAACTTTCAATAGTTTCAAAATTCTATTGTATCACACTTCTTGCATTTTGTCAAATATACGTTGTACAAAGTCACCAGAAGTGGTAGTCTTTCTCACAACTATACCAAACCAGTTCTGTGGTATTAGATTGGAGATGTATTCGTATGGATCGCAAAATATAGCCTCAAATCGGTCAACATTATATAATTTATCATGTTCAGCATCATCTTTAAATAATACTACTTGATAGGTGTGTCCCATAGAACTTCCACCTAAAGGTTCGCCCGGTTCTTTAAGTAATGAAGCCTCTATATGAATTTGTCCTTCTTTGTCGCCTGGTAGAAAAAAGATTGCGTCATAGGGACCCTCAGGATCGTCCTTGAGCTTTTTGAGATAATCGAGCATTGTATTCCTTGATGTGTGATTTTCTCACTCGTACCATAATCCAATTGTTGTAGTATTCATCCGTTTCCATGACGCCACGGATGAATTGCTCTTTTGCTTCGAGATAACCACATTCGCCTTTGGACTGGCAGAGATGTAAAATTTCACGGGTGAATTGTTCATGACCTAATGATAACACATCTTTAGCTAGTTCGGCACTACTTCCATAGTAAGTTTGCCAATCGCTTGGTGCTTTGTATCGTTTCTTTTTACCTTTGACTTGTTTGGTTTTGGTAGAATAAAAGAATTTCTTACCTATGTATTTTTTGTTATTCGTTATATTAGTAATTAAGTAAACGAATCCATAATTATTACCAATCAAATCTTCCGTAAAATCATTTCCATTATGTTGCCAAGACATTACTTGTTGTTTTTCTTTTTCAAACTTTTTTCAACATCTCGGTTGTGACTACGATTACTACCAACATCGGGATAGCCGTGTCCAAAGTTCTTAGTATAGGAAGGATCGTCTTTGCTAGGACCTTTGTAAAGGTCTCCTCGCTCCCAGCGTTTATTTGGATCCGCCGGCCGTTTTCTAAACTCAGGATCGTTTAACTTGGCACCTAATTGTTTTAACAAATCATTTTTATTAATTGCTTCTACAAATTGTTTGAATGTTTTTGCCATATTGTTCTCTTATAAATAGTTGTATGTCGCCGGACTGGCATCCGCACATACTCTAATACGAAAGGACCGTGTCAGCATGAGTATTTATCATTTCATTTATAAGACAACCCACATCAACGGAAACTACTATTATGGTAGACATTCTACCATAAATCTAAATGATGGTTATATGGGTTCTGGTACTTGGGTAAGGAAAATAAAAAAACTATCCAATTTATCCAGAGAAATTATAGAATACGCAGATTCCATTGATTCACTCAAAGTTTTGGAACAAAAATACTTGGATGAACATTTTGGTAAACCAAGATGTATGAACCGTAGAAAAAGTTCTTGTGGTTTTGATAGTGAAACTAATCCTATGAAAATAATGAGAACCAATTCCGGGTCATTTAAAAAAGGTCATAAACCAGTGTTTTCACCGGAAAGTAATATAAAAAAAAGTTTAACCAAATTAGGAAAAAATAATCCTATGTTTGGTAAACCTGAAGCTTCGAAACACCTAAATGTACCAAACAAACAATGTCGTTACTGTGGTATAACTACTACAATAGGAAACATCGGTCGTTGGCACAACGATAAGTGTAAGTTAGTCCCAATCTCCATTATCTAAATCATCTTCTTCTTCGGTATATTCTTCAGTTAGTTCTTCTATTTCAGAACCACAAAACGGACAATGTTCCGGTAATTCTTGTGAGACCATTTCTTCCATAAATGCTATGCTATAAGTTGATTCGCAACTAGTGCAATCGCCGGATAATTGTTTTTGAGTCATTTGTATTCCTTATTTGGCCCATACATCACCCCAATCTCCCGATAAAGCACCTTTTGCATAATCGGTTGCTCTGTTCTCAAAGAAATTGGTGTGTGTTGGTGCGTTAATCATTTCTTCTACCCACGGTAGAGGATTTCTTTTCACTTTAAACACACCTTTTAATCCCAATGAGATTAGACGGCGGTCTGCAATATAACGAATATACTTCTTAACATCTTCGGCAGATAAATCTTCCATCGCACCCATCTTAAATGCTAGGTCAATGAATTTATCTTCTAATTCTACCATCCGTTCTGCAATGGTGTAAAGTTTACTTTTTAATTCATCGTTCCAAATTTCATTATTTTCTTGTATATATGTTCTGAACAATTTTACCATGTTTTCCGTATGTTGCGTTTCATCAACAATAGACCAAGTAACAATTTGCCCCATACCTTTCATTTTGCCATGTCGTGGAAAATTAAGTAACATAATAAAAGAGCTAAACAACTGCATACCTTCGGTAAATGCCGAGAATACAGCAATATGAGTTGCAGTATTCTCTTTTGTAGTATTTTTAGCAGAGATGTCCATAACGTAGTCATGTTTTTCTTTCATTTCGGCATA